GATCTTGCCGCCGAACTCGGCACTGTTAATATGGATTGGCAATATTATCACTCCGGATCGTACATGGCCCTACATCGGCAACTCGGGTGGGCTTGTGCAGTCATTTCTCCGTTACTGAATGGCTGGTTGATTGGAACGCGCTGATTTTCGGATTCCAGGGCAGAACAGATATCGCAAGTCCTCTCATCGCCCATGGCCAGCCAGGAGCGAGTCTTGATTCCAGCGCCCAGGGCCTGGTGAAGCCCTGCGTACTCATTTGAGTAGTGGATCTCTGTCCGGTAGATGGTCTTCAGCCTAGCAGGACTGGCGAGCTGAGAGGCTTCCGCCTGCCGGGCGAACGCTTTCTCCCCCTTCCCCCAGTTCTTCTCCAAGAGGTCTCGGATATGGCCCAGGTCAGTCTCGGTGAGCTGCTCGGCCAGCTCCCGGCCATGAGAGATGTAGTACTCCTGGCCCCGGAATGGGATGTCAGTCCAATCGATCCCCAGCTCTTTGGCAACTCGTTTGGCTCCGAGCAGATAGGCCATCGATCCGCCAGATTCCCAGATGGTTGACCAAAGTCGCTGGTTATTTTCCAGGAGCTTTCTTCGGATATCCTGCCAGAAATCTTCGTCTTCCAGGAGGTCATCGTAGGTTCTCATTTGGAGGTCCTTTTTGGGTCGCAAAAGCAATACTTATAGGCCCAAAAACGTATTCATACGATTATGTTTATTGTAATACTATTGTCGATTCGTTTAACATTATAAGGTTCTTGTCATAATCAATTGCATATGTCATATTCTTCTCGATGAACACCGCCCGAGCATGGATGATGATGGGCTGTGGGTCGGATGATGGTGTGATGAGCGAGGGGGGCAGGGTCACATCCTCGCCCGACAGATAGCTTGCTATCGTCACCACCCCGGCGAGGACGGATGCAATGCTGGCCAGGACTGTCAGGGTCTTCTGGAAGCTGGTAGTCATCGTCTGGGCCAGAAAATATAGAACAGCACAACAAGCATAAGCCAGAAGCCGATCAGCAGGCCAATGGCCCACACAAGGGCATCCGGCTCAGCCATGCCTAGCCCTCGATGTCCTCAACGGTCACCACATGGTTTTTTGTGGCCACCATTTTCTCGCCGGGAGCTAGTGTGGTCTTTGGAAGGGCGATCTCTCCCAGCTTATCGTCAATTGCCCTGACATCGTACAGAGTCCTGCTGCCAGTGTTCTCGATTTCGAAGGTATAGACGACCTCTTTGCCGATGTCAGTAACATTGACATCAGTGAGCTTGGTGATCTTGATCTCGGGTATGGCCTCTATTTCGAACACCGCGCTAGCGTTCAGGCTCAGAGGGCTGCCTGCGCCCATCATGGTAGCTTCGGCATAATTGATCACCGGACCTGGGAGCATAGATTCAGTAACTTTCATCTGAGCAAAGCCTTCTGCAAACTCACCAGGACCGACTTCAGTCGTGCTCATGGTAATAGGGCCTAGCAGGTCGTCCACGACTTTGATATCGGTGAGCCGTGCGGTACCCGTGTTGGACAGCCGGAAGGTATAGTTTGCCATCTCACCAGGCTTGTAGGTCTTCTTCTCCACATCCTTCAGCAGGATGCCGGAGGCGGTCTCGTTGATGATGATGGCGGCATCGACAGTACTGCTGACGTTCGCGCCAGATCCGTCCACAGCTGTAGCCGTTACGGTGTTTTTTAGCTCGGATGAGCTGGCTATGCCAATGATTGCGAAAATTGCAATCAGTAGAGCTATATTTCTTAACATTTAGAATACCTCAAGAAGATTTGGCTGCCCGTTCTTTGCGGGCAGCCGGTACTACTTTCTCGGGTTCGGTCTCGTTCACCGGGACCGTCTCGGGGGCAGTCTCGGTCGTGGGAATGTTCAGGCTCCGGATGATCTTGCCGTCGACCAGCGAGTAGTTGTACTTGCTATCATTGACCGGCAGGATGTAGATCCCATCAGGCATGTTGACATCCTGATCCAGTCCACTGCAGAATCCAAGCCAGTCTTCAGGCAGGATGGGAGCATTGCTGACATTGAGATGAGTGTTCAGCAGGTATTTGCCCACCGCATCCAGCTCTTCGATTGTGGCCGGCCTGCCTTCGGAGTTGTTGTAGACCCTGCCCTGTATGGTTGCCAGGCCGTCCCTGGTGTCGAACCAGATCATAGAGTCGAAGCTCTCACCACCGGCTTCTGTGGCTGACAGGGTGATCTCAGATGCAAACGATGCATCACCGCTTATCTTAGTTGCCCGGTAGTCAACCTTGTGATCTGCGCCTGAGCCTTTCACGGCATACTGAGTCTTGTAGCCCCCTTTGGCAGAGGTCACCACAAACTGGCTTTTGGCGGTCTCAACAGCGACATCTTGCCCCCATGTCCGGGAATAGTCGTACATGATGGAGGCGTTCTCAGCCATAGCGATGTCTGCACTGTGCTCAGAATCGTGCCGGTAGTTCATCGTGCCCGTGCCCACCATCGAGGTATCTAGGGTGTTGGCTGACCCGCTGGTTCCGACAATGTAGAAGATTGCGATGAATGCAAGCCCTGCCAGAATGCAAGAAGCGTAGAAGTATTTTCGGATGTCTTCGGGCGTAAATAGTTTGGTCACTCAGCTGCCTCCGTCAGGGCAAGCACGTTCAGGAACCGCCATTGATGGCGTCCGTGCAAGAGTTCAACGCAGCTCTGGTCTTCTCCAGCTCCCCCCTGGTGAGGGCCAAATCGACCCTAGTCTTCTGGAGTTCGGCCACGAGCTTTATGTTCTCTTCCCGGGTCTTTTCCAGGTCTGCTGAAAGGGATGCGTTCGACCCCTGCAAGATGCCCATCTGGTGGCCACATGACCGGAACTGATATGCCAGGTAGAGCGAAGCCACCAGGAAGAAGAGGAGGACTATGATCTCGATAAGCATCTACTTCGCCCCCGCCGTGTCGGATATGGCCATTTGAGTGGCCGGGACCAGCTTCTGGAGGTCGCCTATAAGCTCTTCAACGTCTGGATAGAGGTCTGCGATCTCCTGGGCTGTCGGGGCTTTACCCTGTTCCAGTTTCGCTACTATTACTCGTGCTTCGGGTTCCATTCCCTGGATATCAGACACCACTTCGGTTAGGATAGGCTGGATAGTTCCCTGGGCAGCCAGCAGAGCCTTCTGCTGATGGGTGGTGATGTAGCCCACTGCGACCAGCCCGGTAATCACGAAGCCTACCAGCTTGTCAGCATCGGACATGCCCTGGCCGAATGCTATGGCCAAACCGAAAACGAGAATGAGGGACACGACGACTATCGGTCCTTTCATAGATTCAAGAGTATTATTGGTCAAATTAACCACCAGACCTTTTACAGGGTCTATTTTTTCAGGTTCCATTAGAAAATCACCGGAGAGATGCGGTTCCTCTCTTTCAATTGTGTCAGATCCGCCATCATGGCCGCGAATGGGGCCTGCTCACCAGCCTTGATGAGCTTCTTGTACTCAGAAAAGTACAGCCTTCGCAGATCCGCTTCCTGGGAGGGTAGAATAGGACGTCTATTTGGATTGGTCAACAAAATCACCACCTGGATCGAGGTAGCCGTAAAACTTTAGCTCCTCGATCGCGATATCGCTTTTCTGTTTGAGGAGTTCCATAGCAGGCTCTTTGTCTTTCGCAGCATCGACCGAAGGCAGGGCGGCATTAGCCACTAGCTGCATGCCTGGCGTGCTGTGGAAGACCGCTTTCTCCTCAACGAGCTGGGCTCGTTCTTCTTCGGTGAGCGGGTCCCAGCCCATGACGGTGTAGAGCCGATCGAGAGTTAGAGCGCCTCGTTCCCAGGCTGCCAGGGCTTGGGTGCGGAGCTGGGCTTTGTCCTCGTACTCCAGCTTCTTCCAGACGAACTCGACTGACCAGTCCTTGAACCCGTTAGCCTCCAGGATTTGGGTCAGGAGCTCTTCGAAAGGTTCTGCCAGGTTTGCCCGCCAGCCGTCCACCACGAGCATGGCCAGGTCCCAGAGAGGTTGAGAAGATTTGCTGACAGCAGCACCGTTCTGCTCGATCCAGTCTCGGGGGATGAGGTGGTTCAGGATCTCGGCCTTGAGCTTGTCATCCGGCAGGAAGATGTCGGGCGGGATGACCGCGTTGGACTCGATTATCTCGTGATCCTCCCAAAGCATCAGGAACTTGTTGGAGCTGTAGTCTCTAAGAGCCTGACCTCCCTGTTTCCATGCCATCTCCCAGCGGTTGCCGGGCTTGCCGGTAGGAGCGAACGGGATTAAGTGGCCGTTCGAATCCCTCATCTCTTTGATCCTGAGTCCTACTGCGGGAGCGGCGGCCCGCCGGATCTGGAGCATGATGTTCTTCCGGACTATCTCCCTCTGCAGATGCGTTGGGACGATCCCCTCCAGGTAGCTTTTGCCGTCTACGTACCTAGAGCGCTTGTCTTTGACAACGAGTATCCTGCCGGTTGGGATTTGGAGCACCTGGCCGTTGGGTTGAGTCTGCCAGTACTCCATGCGACGTTCTTGGGTGTCATAGCATATGCCTTTCAGGAGCCTGCCCTCCACGTACCGGTAGTTCATCATGCCGTGGGGGGATGGCTGCTCAAAGCTTGTGGCATCGAGGTGAACCGCCCACTCAGGCCCTTTCCAGTCGTCCAGCCTGCCCCAGTCCGCAAAGTTGCCTTCTTCGTCCACCTGGACCCCCAGCTCTACCAATCCCGGCCCGAATGCCAGGTTATCGATCCAACATTTGGCCATGAGAGACTTGAGGTCGAGGACCTTATCGAACCGCCAGAGCTGCTTGAGGATGTCAGGAGAGATCTGCGAGGCCGCCTCCGGGTCCATGCCGTCTGGAGGGACTGGGATGAGACCCCAGCCGTTGAACATGAGGTTGAATATCTCCAGGAGGATGCTATCTACCTGGCCTATCTCGGACGTGGCGAGAAGCTGGGATACGTCTATCCTCTTGTCCTCGTAGGACTCCTGGGTGGCAAACTCCCGGCCCACGAGAGAGAGTATGGGGCTCGATGAGTTGTGCTTCTCTCCCCCGAGGAAGGATATTACTTTGGATCGTAAAGAGTCGAACATGTCAGTATGGTCCTGAATAGACGCCTTCGTCTTCTATGCCGGGTTCGTCTAGCGGTGGTGCCCATTCGGTGCATGAGGTGAACCCCAGTGCGTGCCATGAATACGCTAGCGCATCACACATATCATCGTGAGCCCCCATCGGAAACGAGAGAAGTTCAGATTCAAACTCTGGGGGCAGCCCACGCGAATGATAGACCTGCCCGAGTTCGTATCGAGCTTCTAAGGGAGCAAACCGGGAGACCTTGTCTGATATGGGCTTGATGCCACGCACATTCAGCATCGTGTCCGCTGACAATTGTTGAATGATGACTTTTTGGTAGTTGACTTCTTCAATGGCCACAACAAAAGGATTCCATTTCGCAGCCATCTGCTCTATGAATGTGATCTGCTCCGAGAACGAGCCCCGCATCCGTTGCACATCCAAGACGTGAAGATTGCCGTCAAGGTCTCTGCCCATGACGGCGGCTGCTGTATAGTCCGCAGATGCCTTTTCTGAGATCGCAAGATCCACGCCGATGGCTATACTAAGTTGCTCCCGCGTCGGTGCATGGTCCTCGTACTTCAGCCAGGCTCTCTGTATCCTTGTGGCTCCTGCTGCTATGAATTTGCATTCATATTCCTGGGCCACGAAAGCATTGCCACGCTCAAGACGCTCTTCCTCGATGAAGGCAGGATCGATCCTGGGGCACTGTTGCCATGGGACTTCGATCTTTTCCCAGCCTTTGCTTTTGGCCCAAGTGTCATAGAAGAATCCTTGCTCACCCCGTGGGGTGGACATGAGCACGAGTCTGCCCTTGGACACCGCCAACATCGGACGGACTGCCCCATAAAGCTCGTCCGGTATTGCTGCCGCCTCGTCCAAGATAAGGAGGGTTACGGCAGATATGCCTCGGATAGTCTTCTCTGAACCCGGGAGGGCCAGGACTCTTGAGCCGTTGGCGAAGCGGACAGAAAGCTTGGTGTCGCTATCCAGCTTGACTGATTCATCTAGCGACGAAAGATATTCACTAAACTTTCCCATCAATTCTTGTGATTGCCTGAGCGACGGAGAATCAAGCAGAATCACCGATCGAGGCTTGTAGATTGCTTCCCATAATGCCAGAATCGCGGCAGTGGAGCTTTTGCCAGACTGCCTGGAGCAGTTTAGGATTATTCTCGGTGACTCTGATCGGAGGAAAGATTCTTGCCATGAATCTGGTTCGATACCGAGATCCAAGCGCGCAAACGTCGCGGGATCACTTTTCGCTTTCACCATCAACAGCTGGCGTAATTGCTTTGCTTGCGATATCAACGAGACGTTTGATTTCCGCATTTAATTCATCGCCCGATAAATTTATTTCGATCGGGTTATTTTTATCTCCACCAATCGCTATGTTCCTCTTGTCCTGCCAGTGCTCAGGATCGCGGTTGTAGAGCCAGACTTGTTGAGCAGTCACGTTGCCTTTTAGTGCCGAACTGAACATTGCTTGCTCTACCAGTTCATTAGCATCCGTTTCTGCCTGCGCAACTTCAGCCGCGAACTTCTTGTTATTATTCATGTACTTATTGAAGGTCGGGCGGCTGATCCCGGCCTTCTTGCATGCCTGAGTACGCCTTATGCCCTTCCGCAAGAGATCGAGGAATATCTCGCGCCTAGCAGCATCGAATTTCTCACGATGGGGACGGGGTTTCATGATTTCATCACTTTGCTAATACAGGTTCTAAGCCCATATCGAGGCAACGCTGGAGGATTACTGCGCAGTATTTTGGGTCTATTTCCATGCCGAAGCAGATTCGGCCAGATCGCTCGGCGGCGATCATTGTGGTGCCGGAACCGAGGAAAGGATCATAAACGTCATCGTCTTTTCCACCGTGGTTCCTGATAGGACGGGCCATGCACTCCAGGGGCTTCTGATTGCCGTGTCCCACCAAGCCTTTCTCTTCGGCGGTGGTTCCGTTTGCGAATGAATTTATGTTAGGGATATCCCACACAGTGCTCTGCTTTCTATCACCACACCATTTACCAGAACGGTTCTTTCTGACAGCATACCAACAAGGTTCGTGCTTCCAATGATAGTTACCTCGGCCAAATGCGAAATTGTCTTTGTTCCAGATAATAACCGCCCGGATTTGGAAACCCGCATCTCTTATATTCAGTCCAACGTCTATTGAGAAAATAGATGCGTGCCAGACGTAAATAACCGAACCGGGAAACAGTTTATAAGTATCTGTCCAATCAAATTTATCGTCTCCCTGTATCGGAGCGCCGTTTGCTCTTTGATTGGCACCACATTCAACCCGCCAATTTGGATCGTACTCCACCCCATAAGGCGGATCTGTCACCATGAT